AAGCTTGCTGTAATCACTACTACCCCCCGTTTTGGTGTTGAAAACGATGAAGACCGTTTCGGGCGGCGTAACAAACGAATACGGAAGCTCCGTAAAATCTACGCCGTTGGCGTTGACCCCTTTAATCAAGGTCCGATCGGCCCGCTCGAATCGAATTTTTACGGCATCCTCAAACTGCATGTTTGCCTGCAGGGTGTAGAGCGTATTGGCCCGCAGGCTTCGGCGGATGTAGGAATAACCCGGTAACAACTCAATCTCGTAGGCGTTATTAATGCCATACCCTTCTTTAATCTTGCGAGGATCAATCAGGTTTTTACCCTCGACGGTAAAAATGTCGTTTTCTCTTCGCTTACGCTGCCGTCCGCGGGAATAGAGGAATTACTTTCGCGGTTGATGGTATCTACCGAGCGGTAGATACGGTCCCCATCGAATACAATTACGTCCAGAACTGGACTGTATACCCCGCCCGTTCCAGGCACTTCGCAAGTCAGCTGATCGCCCGTTTCTACCAGCGTTTGCTCCAAAGCGGGTAGATTCAAGACCGGATCCCACTTGCCCAGATCTTTTCGGCCCACCGCAAGACTTGCGATCCGGTCTTCAATGATTTGAGGCCAGCCAAAAGGAACCAGTGATTTTCCTGTGCTTTGTTCTATATACTGCTCTGACTTCATGTCGTATGGGTAAATACGTTTTCTTCAAAGGGAGGATTATGCAGGCGTAAGCCGGATTCTTTGCCTTTTACGAGCACAAACTTCGGCTGATTGCCCTGCATGGCTGATGCCGCTTCGGCATCAGAATTGACGACCACAAGGTTATTGGTGACCTCCAGGGAATCGCCCGCTTCCCGAAGGTCTGCATCCGTTTCACCTCCAAAGCGGTAGTAGGGCTTGCCCTGCAGCACGCGGAAGACAAAGCCCGAAGCCATGCCGTAGGTACCTTCGCTTGATAGGTCCAGATGCAGTTCATGACCTTCCAGGGCATTGATTAGCACCGCAGGCGATACCCACAGCTCTCCCGTAGCGGGGTTATAGGTCCACTCGGTGTTTTTCTTAAGCTTGACTTCGGATACCGTTCCCTGCTTGAAGTAGACCGCCTTGAGCGTATAGTTGCCGACTTTGGCCTTGACATTATAGCTAGGAGTGGCCGTAAAAACTTCTACCTCTGCTCCGTCGATCTCCTCGATCGTCGTCGTGCCGGTGATGGTTTCGTAGGCATCAGCCGTTTCTTCTTTTGCTGCACCTACGAGAGAGCGTAAAGCCTCATTTGCATTGTGGGCATAGGTGAATTCCTTGGCATCCGAGGTATTTGATATCCTGGCTGGTTGCACGTAGAGATTGCCTGCCTGCGTAGAGCCCCGCTGCACGTAAAAAGCAATTCCGGATAGCTCGACAGGCGTCGCAAAACCCGGCAGGCGTTGCCACGGACCGTCCTTCATAATCCAAGGTCCGTTCTGAGCTTTGTTCGTCTGGCCCACTACTCCGACGACCATTTCCAAGGCACCCGGTACGCCATCAACCGCCTGAATCCCTTCCAGATCAATGTTGCTCGTGGCCGCTACGTCTACGCCGGCTTTGATGTAGCGAAGGGTGGTACCTGCCATCTGCGTGGCCATTGCGGCCGCCGCCCGAGCGGATTGCGAGATCATGAAGCGAACCATCAGCTCAAGGACGGGCTGTACTTCATCAGGGTCAATGACCTGATTGTCTGCCCGAAATAGATACGAGAGGGCGTCCCACATTTGGGCTTCCGTTACTTCATTCATGGTAGCACCTCCTTGGTTTTAAGTCGTCCGCCAAACCGGCCACCGAACCAGCGAGGGTCCGTAGGCTTACACCGTTCAATCCGCATAATTCGTCCGCAGTATTCAGTTACAAATCCCGATAGCCCTTTCAGGCTCTTGCCTTTAATCCGTACGCCGTACAGGCCCGATTCCCAGTCCTCTGGAAGCGTCACCTCAAACCAAGCGGTCCCCACCGAGGACGTTATTTGAAGCCCGTCCGTACCCTCGACGACTTCGCCTGTAATCAGGTTCACGACCTGCAGGGTGTACTGAGCTTTGCGGGTTACGCGGCTCGTAATTCGATCCAGCGAAGGCACGTAGCTATTACCCAGATTGCCGATAATGACGGGACTCGGGAAGCTACAGGCCGATGTGGGGGCCTGGAAAATGAGTTTATTATCTGCTGTCGTCGTGATCCGACGGCGGGCCACGGCTTCCGCTGCGTTTTTAACTTCGACGATCACTTCCAGGCCCTGTGGCACTTCGATGACGGTGTGTAGGTCTAAAAGCCCGGGATACACCGCTTCGAAGTCCAGTAAGCCCTGTCCGTTAGTAAGCGAGCGTACGCTGACCGTATAGGGACCTTCCTCATTTTGATCCCACCAGGCCAGGTGTGCGTCAAAGGAGGGTGCCTCCAGTTTGCCGCCGTTCCAGGCGAATACGCTACCGGTCAGCGTTAGCTTTTTGCCGTTTGCACCGTTGAGTTCTAAGAAGGTGATGCGTAAATCTTCTTCGGTATCTACTACATTCCCCTCGTACTCGGCTGAGCTGATGATGCGAAGTTCACCATTGCTTTGCTCGGAGTAATGCGTTGCCGTATGGGCAGGATCACCCACCAGACATTGTACGAAGTTGAAGGTGTAATTGCCACCCCGGTTGTTACCTGACAGCTCAATAGGCCGAAAGGTTTTATTTGGAAACAGAGCCTGCACCTTCATGGTGTTAGCCATGCCCAGTACGGCCGTTAGAAAACTTCCCCGGATTAGATACGCTGGCACTCTTCGAGCCGCTAGTTGCTCCAGGGCCGCAATGTCGAGTTGCGTACGCGATTCGCCCACCCCTACGCGGCTCCACTTCTCGGTGAACCGGCCGTCGAGTAGCATGGTGGCTCCGTAATAGATCTTCTTTCTCGAATCGCCAATGCGAACCGATAGATCGTCCTGAATATCACCGTACTCTTTCTTTTGCCTGATTTCGAAGACCTCGGCTTTATCATCCTCACCGGGTACGGCTTCGATTCGCAGAAACCGGTACTCCACGTGCTTTTGAAACTGATCCAGATCTTTGATTCGCTTGATGTCGGTATCATAGCCTCGTCCGATCGCTACCTGCACCTTGCCCATCGTTCTGAACTCGATGTCGATGGTTTCCCATTCGTTACGGTAGGTCAGAGCGTTCAGATTGGCTGAATCCTCGAAGTACTCGGCATCGTGGCGAATCGTATAGGGTTTATCCTTGACGTACGCTCCGTTTTCATTGATGTAAGCTGAATCCGCGGTAATACCAGAGTCGTAAAAGGTGTAAATCGAAATCTTCGTCCCGGCCAGATTCCGAAGGCGAAACTGCATGGTCAGGCGTACCCGATTGGCCGTTCCGGTTGAGAAAAATTTGGTTCGAAGGGTATACGGGTCTTTTCCTGCACCGGGACCAAAATCCTTGTCTTTATCAAAGCGGCCGGGAACGATTACCGTCAGCTCCTCAAAAAGCTTGGAGGCCAGTCCTCCCGGACCGTACGTGAATCCGGGCGTTGCTTCCCAGTTGGAAAGGGGCACTTTAAACTGCTCTGAGATATACCAACCAGATACCTGAAACTCGCGGGCGTAGTCGAGCGGCTCGCCATAGGGCATTTTAAGCCGCAACTGCTTCACGCTTCGCTTCAGGCGTCTGACCTGATCGTAGTTCATTAAAATCGTCTCGGTCGCTAGGTCCGGATTCGATTTCACCACGACGGGGCGACTAGGATCAATCTGGACATCGCTAAGAGCCGTACCATCAAACTTTTGACGGTAATACGAAATAGCCGAACCGTTTAAAAGCGATATGCGGCGAAACATCCAAACGCCATTCACCTGCAACAGCTGAGCACTGCGAAGAATGCAAAGCTCTTCAAGTACCGTCCAGGCGGGCTCAAAATCTTCTTTATTGGTCAGATAAGCCAGGTAATTAATCAGCAGCTGCGAAAGCGGATTCTGCGATGTGTTCATCCGCGTTTCAAAGACATGATCGGCTACCCATAAATCCAGCTCCAGACCCGTTTGCTTTAAGGCTGCCCGAATGATGTCCTGAGCGGTAGCCGGGCCCACCAGAAAGCCAGAGGGTGGAACGAAGTTCACATCCTTTAAATCCCCTAGCCCGTCGGCGGCTTCGAGCGTCATAAACTCGCGGGTTTTGACGGGTTCCTCCAAAAGGTCCGTCACTAACCAGCCCTGCCAAAACAGGGAACCTTCTTTATAAATCGTACGCTTGAAGCGTTTAGGATCGTCACTATAGAAACTCTCCAGCCGCAAGGTGGCTGAATTCAGGATCCGGGTACGGGTTTTCGAACTATAGATACCCGGCCCCATTTCGTTTTTTCCTGTTCCGCCCGTGTAATCAATCACGATCGGATCAGGAGCGTATTCTTTCAGCTCGACGGGAAACTTCTTATGGTTTTTTTCAGCGATTTCATCCCGCCAGGTCGTACCGTAGCGATCAACGTATTCCGTGAAGAATTTTAGTCCGTAGGTCATTGCTTTGCCCACCTCCCTTCTTTCTCACGGTACTCTTCATACGTCCTATAAATCTCCCTGCCTTCCAGGTTTAAAATGGTAAGGTGTCGGGTAGTACTTCCCCCAGGCGTTGCCATTCTGGATTGTGCCGTTTCCCGAACCGCACTCACCCAAAAAGGCTTGAGAATACCAGTCAAATCCCTCAAGGGGGCAATTACTTCGGGATTCGTCCGTGCATTGGAGTATTCGCCCGCCTCAGCATTTACTCCGAAAATCCGACCGTAGGCAATACCTCCGCTGGCAAACTTCTGACGCTTTTGAACTGCTCCTTTCATGCCTGCTCCTAATGCAGTCAAGGCAACGCCAGCTATGATAGCAGCAGGAGCAGCGGTGAAGATGTTGGTCATCAACGGGATCAGTTTAGCAGTAACTATCCCGTATTCAATAAGGGACTTGCCCATCATCTGAAACATGCCCCCCATTACCCCTAGAAGCATTTGAGGCAAATCCTGAATACCAGCGGTACCGGCAATCAATCCCCCAATAACTTCACCCATTCCTACCATGGCATCAACGGCACCTTGTCGAAGGGTTTCGTTCATGCCTACTATAAAATCCATCAATTGCCGTTGAACGCCATTCAAGGGTTTTGACAGGTCGATTCCATTGGCCGCCGCAATGATCTGATCAATCTCAGCATAGCGGTTTAGCTTGCCCTGGCTTTTCTGCTCCCGGTTGAAGGGATCCATTACTGCCTTGGCATTACTAGTCGCTCTTCCAGCCAGGTAATCGGTCACACTATCCCGAGATGGAGTAAGCTTGGGCCGGTTATAGATTCGGTCGAGTGCCATTTCCCGACGAGCATCAGCAAGTTTTCGCTCGGTCGCCAGAATGCTTTGCGTGATAAGTTGCTCTTTGAGCTTATCATCGATATTCATCACCCGGAACCGCCGAATTTCTTGCAACCCCTCTACCTCGATTTCATTGAGAGTGCGTCGGTCTTTGCTAGCAGCCGCTTCTACGTTAAGAAGCTTTTCAAGCTCTTTAGTTGCCTCCTCGGTGGCGTCTTTCCGGCTATTGAGACTATCCGTATCGGCTACGGTAGCCGCCGTTGAATTTTGAGTAGTTTTAGTTACATCCTTGTTGGCTTCAATCAGACCCGTGAGCGACTTGATAGCCTGCTCATTTTGATAGATCTGGGCGTTATTGTTTTTGATTTTCTGCACTTCGAGATTGTACTGAATCTCGTCGTTGTTGCCCCGGGTTGGGCCATACATATTGTTGCTGGGCGTATCCTGAGCTAGCTTAGCAGATTGCTTGTGCAAAGCCGCTTTTTTCATCAGCTCCTGATTCTCCAGCCGCAGACTGACGATTTCCTCGGCAAAGACGTTGGCTTTACTCTCAGCCGCCCGTGCCAGAGCCGCCCGGTAGATGCTACCAGCCAGTTGATCGTAGGCGGACTTTAACTCATCCGTTTTGAGTTTTTCTGAATCCAGTTTTCCAAAGTAGTCCGGGTATTGAGCTTTGAGTTTATCAACGGCGGCTGCACGTTCATCTTTGGACTTTTTCTCATCCCCTGCTACCGATACCAGAGCCTTTACTTTCTCGATTTCGGCTCCCGTCGCTTTGGTTACCTCGTCCGTTACATCAGCCAGTCGGGCCGCTGATTCAATCGTGGGATTGTAAAGCTTATACAGGGCGTAAGTGCCTGCTCCAACCAAGGCCACTGCTGCGGCTAACGCTGCATAGGGTCCTAAAGAGGCTAGCATGGCCGTACGCTCTGCTCCAAGTACGGTGGTGAGGACCTTTTTGGCATTGGCTAGATTCTGAATACTACCCGCCAGCGTTCCCGCCACGTAGATCGTCGGGCCCATCGCGGCCGCAACTCCCAGCGTTGCCAAAATCGCGGTTTGCTGGGAATCATTGAGTCCTTCAAACCAAGCCGCCAGATTCTCAACGCCATTGGCTGCCTGCGAAAGTAAACCGCTCAGCTGTGCATTCTGATCGATCACCCGTCCGTAGGTATCTCCAGCAATGGTCATTGAATCCTGTAAGTTTTCAACGCCATTCTTGAATCCTGATGTCACGCGTTCAGCTTTAGCCAGCTCAGCGGTAAGCATGGAGATGAACTCCCGCGGACCTTTACCTGCCGCCTGCAGTTGCTTGCTGATCTGCTCGGAATCTACCGTACCAAAAAGTTTCCGAATCGCTCCGGCAGCTACCGGTGCTTGGTTGATAAGCGGTTTCAAATCTTCGGCCAGCACTTTTGTCTTCGTGGACATCTGCGTAAGTTGCATGAGCACGAGCCCAAACTGCTCTTTACCTCCACCCCCTAAAGCAATCGCGTTACCGAATTGCTTCATGATGTCGAAGGATTCGGCAGCCGAGTAGCCGCCAGCTTGACGAAACAGTACATCACCCCGCAAAGCCTCCTGAATGCCAAGGCCCGGCAACGCATAGATTTGCTTTAAATCCTTTTGCCGTTGCATGGCCTTATCGGCATTCCCTTCCACGACAGCAAGTCCGCGACGCAGGGCATCGAGTTCTCCGTAGGCCCGAAGCGACATCGTAGTCAGGGCAGCCAAAGGAGCCGTGACGGCAAGCGTGAGGTTTCGCCCCGCGTTACGGGTAATGTCGACGAGTTCTTTCTGAGCCCGGCGGCGATCGTCGATGACTTTCTGAGCGGCCCGTCGCTGGGCTTCGGCTGCTTTCTCAGCGGCCTTGGCTTCCTCTTCTGCCAGTCGCCTAGCTGCTTCAGCTGCTTTCGCCTTTTCATTGTTGAGCTGCTGTAACTGTTCCCGCATCCGCTGCGGGCCCTGCAGCACGTACATCTCCGCGTTTAACTTGCGGATTTCAAGGCTCAGAGCTTTAGCGGAATCACTGTCGGGCTTTAATCCCCGGGCCAGCAAATCATTGAGAGCCGCCGTGTAGGCCTGGGTTTTAGCCTGTACCATGGCGATGCGATCGCCGTTAATCTGGTACTGTCCATTGGCTACGTTGATCTGAGCATTTAGTTTGCCCAGCGTGTTACCCACCGCTTTGGCCTGCGTGTCCAGATTGGCACCTAGTACCAGTTTACGCTGAGCGTCCCCTACTTTTCCGGAAATGGCATTGAGCTCGCTGGCTTTCCGTGAAAAATCAGCTACAAAGTCTTTCAGCGACCGCTTGGAGTCGTTGATCGAGGTTTGCAGGCCTGAATTATCGCCGGTTATACCAACGTTTATGCGAGATGCCATTTACTTGATGTTTCGTAAGGGGTGATCGGCAGGTAAATTTTCGAGAGCAGCTTTTAGATTCGCCTGGATTTGTTGGTCCTCCTCATCGGTCAGGCGGGGAACCACGAGCACGGGATCAAAACTGAGTCGAATGATATCGCGGCCCCGAATGGGACGGCTTTTCGAATCGCGGTTGACGTTACAGAGGGTAGCGATGACTTCGCGTGTGTAGAGCCAGCCGCGTTCGAGTTCGTAGAATTTCTTCTGACGATACCCCCGAAAGGCCAGGCCAAAATCACAGGGCCGCATGTCCCAAAAGACATCGGGCATAATGCCCATTTCGCCCATGGCCACGGCGGCCAAATCCTCCCAGATTTCAACCGGATCCTTTACAGGTTCGGGCTCATCTCCATCGGATTCGTCACCGTCTCCCCAGTCGGACTCGTCATCGAGTTCATCGTCTCCATCGTCAGCGTCTCGGTCGTCTCCTGAGTCAGAATCTCGGTCATCATCTGTCTCCCCACTGTCAGAATCCGCATCTGCTCCCGATCGTGCTTGTACTGCACTCTCAGGGCTTGGGCCAGCTTTCCCAGAAAATCCAGGTACTCACCCGCCTCCTCCAGAATCGTGATCTGCTCATCCTCGGAGAGTTCATCCATTAAATCGCAGACTTCGTCAATGGATTCAAAGGGCATCTCTGCCGCCTGCAGGGCCGCAAAGAACAAATACGCCCGCACTTCGAAGTGATTGAGGTTTTCCTCGGAAAGTCCTTCACTCCGCAGCAGCTTTAAAAACAGAAGCTGGGTGTAGTTGGAGAAACGGAACTTGACGGTGTCAGCTCCGATTTTCTTGGTGATGATACCTTTGGAACTAGGCATGGGAAAGCTTCAGGTTTGGGGTAAGGGAAAAAGGGAAGTAAGCACTTCCCTTTTAGGCGTTGGGTACAGTCAGAACGGTAGGCTTACCTTTCACGTTGGCCGTTACTTTGTAAGTCACGTTATCGCCGATCTTGCTGTCTTCCGACAGGTCAGCAATCGAAAGCGGATACACCTTCATCTTTTTGCCAGCAACTTTGTTGCCAATGGCGACATTGATGACCGTACCCGTATCAGAAGCTTCATCCCACTGGTCATAGCCCCAGGCACCAGCGGCAACCTGCAAGTCGGTATAATCCACGGAGATTCCGCCAATGTCGATGGTACGGTTAATGCCGGAGGGTTCGTAATCGGTTTCAAGGCCCAGCTCCTGGCACATCGTCTCCAATTGCTTGATGGTCTTTTTGCGGGAGAAGTCCGACATACACCCAATGAGCGTAATTGCATTGTCGGCCCCGATTAGGTACATGAAGTGATTCTTCCCATGTACGCGTTTAGTTCCAGTGATTCCAGCCATGAGCTTAGTTTTTGGAAATGGTTGATAACACGTTAAAGGTGAGGCCTCGCATGGGTAGCTCAGCTTCGCTGTAGTAATCGTCTTCCTGTTCTTCGAGGGTCATAAATTCGATGGTGGTATCCTCCACCGTACCCTCGTAGAAGTGAAGCTTTTTGGAGATCAGATCGCTGACCTGGAAGACCTCGTCCTGATCGCTTCCCACAATAGCCAGGTAGAGTATCTCTTTCAAGTGCGAGCTGCCGTCCTGCGTTTTCGTCGACGACGACGATTGGGTTTTGTAGAGAATGAATGTCCCTACGGGCCCATCGGAAGTAAGCACCGATTGCGGGGGTCGGTTGGGATAAACCCGGTCGCCTACTAAGGGACTGATGTCCTCATCCTGCGTTAACGCGTGAAAGATTACCTGTCCTGTCATCTAAAGGGGCCGGCTTTGCGGTCGATTTCGTTTACTTTGGCTTCGACGCCGTCCTTGAATCGTTCGATCACCTGAGACTGGGTCTGAAGGCCCGAGCGTTCGATGAAGGGCTTACCTGCCCATTTCTCAGTGCCGAGTTCAATAAAGTGAGCCCGCCAGCCGACGTGCGTTTTGGACTTGTTTACGCCGACGAGTACAGTAGCCGTGCTATCCGAATCGTAGACGATCTTGCGACGAATGTCCCGGCGGGTAGCCCCGCCTCGATCTCCACTATGCAACTGACCCAGAAAGCTGCTGAGTCGCATATTGAAGTTCATTCGTCCGTCGGGAGCGTTACTTTTCATGGCGGCTTCCATGGGTTTGGCCGCTTCGTTTAAGATGCCGCCAATCGCCCTACGGTCGAGTCCTTTGTCCAGATTATCCAGACTTTGAAAGGCCGCGTCCGCTCCGTCAAGACTTAGCTTGGTCTTCATCGGCTACCTCAGCCTTCTCAGATGCTACCTCGTCAGCTTTCACCTGATTTTTTGCTTTCGTTGCCTTAGCGGGCTTGCCCTCCTTGGGTTTTACCTCTTCGGCGTCGAGCTGCTTGGCGTAGCCCGCACCCACGAGCATGGCCGCTTCTTCGATATCGTCGCGGACATCGCCCGCTTTCGCTTTGAAGTGCTCGTGGTCCTTGATGAATTCGATTTTCATGCGTTTTTGAGTTTAGTGTACAGCCGCCAGCCGGCACGCTGTCCAATTTCTTCGACCGCTTCGATGGTGTAGATTCGCTTGGGATAGTCTTCATCGAAGAGCCGCATCCGCGTATCCGGTACTTCAAAGCCTTCAATGGCCATGTCCAGAAAGTGAAACTCCCAGATTACGTATTGAAGAGCTATGAGAATATCTTGCTTGAAACCCTCCGTAGGCTTAGTCAGCTTGCCTTGGGAGGCAGGAACTTGCGTTGCCCAATCCGTCCAGGCCTCTTTCACGCTTCCCGAGGTGCCCCGCGTTGAAACCGGATACTGAAGCGTAATCATCCGGTTCAAATGGCCGGGATTTATGCGATCACTGGCCATACGTGCGGATTCATTAACGTTTCACTCGTGCGGGTCTTCTCATCGGGCGTATCAGCCCGGTTGGCATACCGCTCCTGAATGAAGAGATACATCGCGTCAATCAGATCAGCCGGTATTTCATTCGCCGACGGATAACCCGCCTTGAAGGTGATTGTCACCTCGTCGGTATCCGGAAACGATTCAGTGCCCACCAATCGAACTACGCCCTGCTTATCGGAAATTTTCCGAGCCCGAAAGCGATTCATTGCCAGATCCTGAATGTTCCCTTCAGAGTCCAGGTAGCTGACTTTGACATCCGAGGGTTTGCCAAACGGTACCACCGAAAAGATCATCTCACCGTTCCACCAGCCCTGCAGCGTAAGCGTGTACTCGGCTTCCATGAGCTGCTGGTGCGTGTAAGCTTCGACCCGGTCGCGGGCCGCCCGCATGAGGCGTAAAATCTCTTTCCCTTCTGCCGACTGCTCAGTCGCCCGGGTGCGAAGGCTCCCGACTACCGCCTGAAAGGTCAGGGGCAGCTGAGCAGACTGAGCAGTGCGAACAGGAAGGGCAGATATCATTACTTACCTTTTTTCGAGGTTTCGGTTTTTTGTTCCGGATTTTCGGGCGTTTCGACCAGAGGATCGGCTTTGCCATCTTCGAGATTTTTTTGATCCTCGGGCGTTAAGTTTTCGGCGAGCAGCTGAGCGTTTTCTTTCGAATCGGCTTTACCTGCCACTGCGAAACCGCCGTCGATGAGTTTTTGGGCCGTTTTAGCTTCTAGTTCGACCTCATCCCCGGGGAAGTAAGCTAGACCCACGTGGGGCTGTAAGATTGTGACCTTTTTCATGAGCTTTTTGGTAAAAAGTGAGCAGTCGATAACTGCTCACTCTCGTTTACGATTAGCTATTAACCAGGTTAGGCGATGATGTCCTTAATGGCCGCAAACGACTCCGGACGAGCCACGGCACAGTCACCATACAGGGCAGCGTTGATACGCGTTTCGCCCTTCGTATCCAGCGAGTACGGGTTAACCAAAATGTCCACGCCGCCCCAGATACCCATCCAGAAGTCCTGCCAGTTACCGAAGATGGACGCTGATGCGTTCGTCGTCGTGCCTTTTGTGATGTTAGAGGGTACGTTGTTGGTAACGCCGATTTTAAAGCCATTGAGGGTATTAGCACCTTCTTCCATGATGAAGCGGTCGCTTCCTTCGATTTTCGGCGTCACCTGCATAGCTGCTACCACTTTGGGGTTCAGCAGGTAACCTAACCGACCCAGATCGGCGTTATCGATGGCGATCTCCTTGTAGAGATTGACAACATCCTTCCATGTGACGGCCGCCCCGTTGGCGTTGGTCGCATTTGAAACGGCACCCCCTGCGAACACGGCACCAATGCCCGCCGTTTGCAGAATACCACGTGGCTGATTGTTGGCTCCTGAACCGTTGATACCTGCTGCGTCAAACTTGGAACTCAGTTTGTTGATCAGGTAAGTACGAACCGTGAGATCAATATTGATTTCGCTCTGGTTCAGCAGCTGGTTGGAAATATCCACGTACGCAGCCAGACGTTTGGGCGAGAGAACGGGCGTTACAATCGTTGGATTCAACTTGTCCGCATCCGCATTTTCCGCTTTCCAATTTGGATCGTCATTGTCCACAAAGCGGGGCAGAGCGATGTTACCCGTAAGGCCAGTCATGAACGTGGCACCCATGCTTTGCAGAACAATTTTGTTGTACAAGGATTGGTAGAATTTACCAATGCTGGTGGTAATCAATTGACCGCCCTGATCGCCAGCTGCCGTCGTTTGACCAGTAGCGGTCATATCCCGACGACTTACTAGGCCCGCCTGAATCATATCCGCACCATCTTTGCTGCGAACGAAAAGGCCATAAGGCAGCACTACGTTCCCTTCTGGATTAATACCGTTCGTGCGAGCTTCGTTGAAACCCTCTTCAATCACTTCAGCATCAATGCCGGACAGGGCCGTGCCTTTCAATTTGGAGCGAATCACGCGACCTAAACTGAACTGATCCAAATCGCGTTGGTCGCGTTCAGAGATGTGCTTGTTACCGCCTTCACCTAAGTGAATGTGCGTGTGCGATCCGGAACGTTGATTACCACGGGCTTCAGCTTCTTCCACCAATAGCTCTTTCTCTTCTTCTTTGAGATCAGAAAGCGACTGATTAATGGCTGCGAGGTTACCGCGTTCCTCGTCGGTCAATTCGCGTTTTTCCGCATTTTGAGCCGTTCGGATTGCATCGCGTTCCTGAATTTTGGCCGCCATCAAATCCTTGACCTGCGTGAGATTACGTTTCATTTGCTTTGCTTAGTTTAATTAAACCCATTTAACAGAAGCCAGTCTTTCGTGGAAAGCACGAATGGCTTTTCTTCCACTTGCTGGGTTTCTTGACTTTCGGACTCGTCCTTTTGACGTTGCTCGCGGGCGTTGATGCGTTCATCGTACTCGCGTTTAGCGATTTGAAGTCCTTCTTCTCCGGTCCCCTTGTACGCCCCAATCGTGACGGGGGAAAGGTCCCAGAGCTTTTTAAGCTTATTGATCTGACGGACTTCGTATTCGATGCCGTCTTTCTCTTCCGTCAGCCAGGTGATGTCGGTACCATTGTAGCGTAATTCGAACTCGAAGGATGAATCCCGGAGATCGCCCCGGTTCACGTGTACTTCGATGCTACGTCCGAGTTCCGTATCGGGCAGTTCAACCGTGTACTTGACGCCAATCTCATCCTCTTCCCAGGTCAGCGTCTTGGAATAGTTCGCTCCCAGAAGCTGATTGACATCGTGATTGAACTTGCAAAGCACCTCGGAGATGTCACAGCCTTCTAAGGCTCCGGGCATAATCCGCTCGTAAAAGCCCCACATGTAGCGAGAGAGCTGATTATAGACAATCCCGTAGCCGGAAAGGTATTTCTTTCCATCAGCTCGGGTTTCGATCGCAAACTGCGACCGGTTATGCGTCCGGAGTTCCCGACCCTGCGGAACCTGGGTCTGTGACCTTCTTTCCATTGGTTTTAAGCTTTAGTATCTCATCGGCCTGATCGAGTTTCATGAATCCTTGGGTAATCCAGTGATCTTCGCCGTCGTCAAAGCCGTTTCTGTCTTCTAATTCGAGTACCTGATTGTGCGTCAGAATGCCGCAGGTGATAGCAATCCGATAGATTTCCCAGCGGGTTTTTGCATCCGGCCGGAGCAGGTTGTTCAGGTTCATTTTCACGTACTGCCCCCCCATCGCTTGTCAGTACGAATGCATTTATAGGCTACTTCCTGCTCAAAAGACTGAATGAACGTCATCAGGGCGATGTTGATGAACGACATGAACTGTGATTCAATCCCGGTACCGCCCCACGTATTATTTTGCGAAGCATCCCCCATCATATGACCGGGAACACCCATCATTCGGTAGATATCAACGTCGGTTTTAGCGAAAAACTCGACCATTTGTGACTCGACGGGTTTGCTTCCAATTTCATGGAACTTCAATCCGTTGCCCAACACAGTAATATCACCCGTATTCTGCACACCCTGCTTGGTAGAGTCTTTCCACATCTGCTTAGCAGCTTTGGCTTTTGTTTCGTCCAGATTCGCTTCAGAAGTCAGTATACCACCTAGGAACGTACCGTTTTGGTAGTATTTACTGATGAATTCCTGAGCCGATAAGGCTACTTTGAACGTCTTGGGAGCAAAGCCCCAAGGGGCAATTCCAATTTTACCGTCGAGCGTCAAAAACTTCAGGTGAATTACCTCCTCTTCATCACAGACGATTCCGCCCGGAAAGTGGTAATACAGCCGATCATCCGTCTCGATGATGGTTACATCGGTGAATTTGTAGACAATCAGCTCCTCGGTCTCCCTGTACTTGTTTTTGACAATGCGGGCCACCCCATTTCCGTAGACTAAGAGGTTAGCCATCAGGGCTTTTTTGAAATCGACTGCGTTTACATGGCGTGAGGCTCTAAGAGTGAGTACTTCGGTCAGCATATCGCCCTCAACCTCCACCCGGCGACCATCCTTTTTCTGCAAATGAGCGACGGGAAGGGTCGAAAACAGACTCGACATCACCCGAACGCTACCGAAAAAGGCACTTAGGTTCATGGCCGCCGTCGCATTGACGCGTACCTGATCCAGATGAAGCCCGAGAATCTTAGATAACTCGCCAGTCGCATCCGTAAGGCTATGCCCTACGGATGCTGAACGCTGTTCGGAAGCTGAGGTGCGTTTGAATGGCCATTTAAGATTCCAGAATGCCAATTGGGGTGAGAGCTACCGTTTCTACTATGAGCCCCAAAATTGACTATTGGGAAAATACGTGTTGGTAAGAAAAACTCACTATTTCACACTGGAAAGTGAAAATTATTTAGCCCGTCGGCTTTTGTGCCAGGCATGCTTGAAAGACTCGAAGGTGCCGTAGGGAGCCTGAAACCCATAGGTATTGGGAAAGTAGCTTACGGCAATGTGGTAAGAATCAGAAAGAGACAGCTTTTTAGCTTCCAGCGTATGGATGGTTTGTACAAGGTTCATAAACCCTTCCTGGATGGTGGGAATACGTGAAGATTGCATAGAGAAAAGGTGTTTTGGGGCATTGGTATCTGCTACTAAAATACACAATTTTCAGCAAAAAATCCCTGTAAAATCGGGTGAATTTTACAGGGATTTTTGCGTTTTGCCCCGCGAACGGTATACATTATACGAGTATCACAAAAACCAATGTTCCGACTCAGAAAACGGGTTTTCATTTTCAATATCTGAAAATTTATTTTTTTCTGATTGATTTTCGAGGGCTTTACCTGCAAATAAATCAGGGCAGCTACGCAAAGAGCAGCCCCGGCAAAGCTTGCCAGGGATTTGTAGTAGAGAAGTTCCATGATGGTTGATAGGTTAAGATTTTTTATAGGCTGCTTCAAACTCAGCGAAGGTTTTAAAAGGGGATTCTAATTGATGCTGCTTCCAGAAAAGCTCTATGCCGATCTGGTAGGCTTCCTGAAGGGTAACACCTTTAACCCGTACGCAGTAGATTGATCGTACGGTTTGAATAAACGATTCTTGAATAGTTGGGACAGCGGTGAGAGGGCTCATAGTTACCACATTTGGAAGGGGGTTTCTTTATTTTGCTCCATGAGGCATTTCTTAGCCAGAATGGAGGAAGTAATACCGTCAATCTTTTCTTTCGACTTGTTTTTATTGACCATGGCTAAGCCCGAGGGATACCGGTTCAAAACAACGTTGTTAGCCATCCAACCCAGCACAGGATTGTTCATGTGGTTGATGGTTCGCTTTAGAATACCAAGCTCAAACTGTTGCGTAGCCTCGCCGACGTGGGTTTGATTTTGAGGAACACCCGTACACTCGATGCCGTCCTCATTCAGGGTTCCTGCGAGTTGGTTGGCATTGTACATGTCGTAGTAAATGTGCTTTAGATTATACGTTACCGCTACCCACTTGATAAATTTCTCAATGGCATCGTAATCGGTAGCATTCCCGGGTGTAGTAAAGACCAGTCTCTCATCAATCCAATACGAAAGCGTATGAAGCCCTCCGGAAATCCGTTCTTCTACCGTTTCTTCGGGAATCCACTGCCAGCTCAGTAGCACCTCCCGGCCGTCGTCCATTGGAAAAATCAGTGAGAACGAGGTAAAGTCAGACGTCTGGGCAAGGTCTAATCCTCCAAAGCAGGGACGGCCCTTTAGCTCTTCGAGATCAACCGGCCAGTGCGATGCGTTCCAGTGTTCGGCCTTAATCCATGCATCTGGAGCATTGTACCAGATATTACACTTTTTAGTTACAAACTCCCGGCGTTTACTGATCCGGCGGACGGCGACCTTTGATTCGGCTATCAAATCCGAAAGCTTAACCGATACGCCCAGGTTGGGATTGGCTTTGATGTAGTTCTCGGGATTCGCCCAGCCAAACCGGGTTTTCTTAACTTCCTCCTCTTCATATTCTTCGACTTTCGCATCATCGGCGTCTATCTCGTAAATAGCAATAAAGAGCTGATCGTCATCAAAAAAGCCATCGAGTACCCCCTTACAGTCCCGCTCCATGTCGTAACAAGGCGAGGTCAAATTTAACCCGGCCGTCGTGATTACCAGCTGCATGGGATTGGTACGAGCCCCCATCGACGAAGCCATCACATCGTACACTTCATCGTTTTTGTGGGCGTGGTACTCATCGACGATCGCCAGGTAGGTATTCAAACCGTCCAGCGTGTCGGCATCCGATCCCAGGGCGGTAAACTTACCCGACGTCTCCTCGACCTCGATTTCATGCTTCCATGCTTTGTAGACTTTCGAAAGCTCTGGGGCCCGCTTAATCATCCGCTTGGCCTCGTCAAAAATGATTTTCGCCTGATCTTTCTTCGTTGCCACCGAATAGACCTCAGCCCCCTGTTCCCCGTCCATGTAGAGCATGTACAGGGCAATACCCGCCATGAACGTGCTTTTGCCGTTCTTCCGGGCTACCTTCAAATAAGCCCTGCGAAACAGCCGGGTATCGTCCTCTTTGTAAAACCCAAACAGACACCAGACAATCCAGGCCTGCCAGGGGGAAAGCTCAAAGGTATGGCCGGCAAATGATCCCTTCGTGTGCTTTAAAAACGCCGAGAAAAAGTCGATAGCCTGGGCGGCCTTCTTTTCATCAAAGTATATTCCCCTCTGTTCCCACTCCGCGATATTTCGGAAGTAACGCTTCACGGCCAGTTTGATCCATTTGCACGCCACAATCTTTCCAGACTCAATGTCCAGAGCATATTGATGGGCAGATTCAATGATCTCGTCTCGTCGCTGCAGGGTAAGCATTACAAAGGGGGTGGGTACTTTTGACTTTAGGAAATTTTGACTTTAGCCGTGCCGCTCGCGGAATTCACCCAGCGGATCAGCAGCTGCCGGCTCGGTGCCCCGGATCCGCATGCGAGAAAGGGGTGTTACCCCATACTGCTGCAGGATTTTGATGGCCAGTTCTAGTTGCCGCTTGCTTTCAATGGATTCTGCGGAAAGGATTTTGCCGCCCAGAGCCGTAGTCGTAAACCGCTTGCTGACACTTTCGTTCATCTCATCCTCTAACTCGCAATAAACATTGTAAGCGATGCAAGCAGACTCCAAAAGCGGGATGTCCGCTGCGGTAACGATTTTTGATGGGCCGAGTTCCTCCCGAAGCGTCTGCCAGTACTTCTTTCCGTACTTGCCCAACCTGCGAGAGGGCTTGGGAAAGACATTGAGTGCGACGGTCTTCACAGCCGACTCTTTCATTCGGCTCGGCCGCTGGTCTTTTTTGTCCTCATTTCGCTTATTCGGACGACCTGTTAACATGGTGAGTGCCATACTATTCGCTAGATTTTGAGGGCCTAGACCCCCACCTGAGTTTTGCCGCTATACACCTATTGAGGCTGCTGCGGTCGCACTAAAATCGATTTTAGGTTTTTTGAACACCCCCGGGTCCGTCGAGGTCGAGTTCAATGCCTTCGAGGTTAATGTCGAGAACTTGGCCAGTCAAGCAAAAAATGAGGTTCTGGAGCTGGTGCAGGTGCTGAACCTTGATTTTAGGACATTCGCTATCTCCGCTGTAATCGTTGGTCGTAAGCCATGCGTCATGGTCGGAACAATCTACGTATAGCGTGAGTGTAGATGACTGGTCGCTTAGAATAAGTCTGTGCCAAGTAAAAGCTACGAAGGGGTCAAACCCTGCATTCTCCAGCAACTGAGGGGTTAGGGGAATAGGATCAAATTGAGATGACCCTTGCTGATGCCTAACGCTTCGATTCGCTATACTGACACCTGCCTTAGTATCTGCACTCACTACGGTAATACACCAATCATCTTCGAGTCCGACCACTTTCCAATAACGCACTTCTTCCATGTAGTTGTAAGTGATGGAGAAGTCATGCTTAGCGTCTTTGGCAGAAACGATGTTTCCTATGCATAGTTCTTTAGCGTCGATCATTTGTTTAACAGATACGCTGAATAAATAATTACCAGTTGATGAAGCAGTTGATCAAAGCCGAACACGTACCAGTGATAGGGATTAGCTGGGCTTTGAAGGGATGCGTATCGTGCATTGATCCTTCCCTTCAAGACATCGATTGATCCATGAGTGATGAACTGGATCAGAGCTACTACAATGGCTGCCCAAGCTTCTGCAATACACAATCCAACTAACAGAAACAGCGTGGTATGTAATAACGCATGAGCTGCAATGGGCAATACCGGTTTACCAAATCGCTTGGCTGAAAGCATCCACGGCGTGCTGAGGTGCGTAAAATCAGCTGCAAAGTGAACCAGGTTGAAAAGGATCAAAGCAATTACCATTTCCATAGAATGCTTGGATTTCAGGAATATTTTTGGTGCTGCTCAGAAGCCGACTTCTGCTGGTGACACTTCAAACACAGTGGCTGCAGGTTACTCTCGTCGTAGGGCTCACCACCATGATTGATGGGGATGATGTGATCGACTTTTGTGGCAGGCTCCCGGATGCCCTGCTTCTTACACATGCGGCAAAGCGGCTCTTTCTTCCTGACGTGAAGACTGAGCTTTCGCCACTGCTGCGTTCCGTAGATGTGGCGGTTCGGGTTCTCCCTACCCTGATTCGGCTTCTTTTGCTGAAGCTTTGCAGGATAAGGAGCGGAAAGTTTCTTGATGGTAGGCATTAGCTGCAAGGGTTAGCAACTGCCTGAGAGGTGTCCGCTTCCTGCCGGATTTCCCGCACGGTTTCAAGGACCCGAGCAGTCATGTAAGCAAGACTTTCCAGTAGATGAAGATGTCCATGCGTTTGGATATGTGCTTTGAGTCTTTGGTCATCAAAGCCGCCGCACACTTCGCCGACGTCGTAGGTGCGTGTATCCGAATCCGTACAAACGGAAATCGAACCGAGTTCTTGAAAATCTGCCATGAAGATAGTTTATAAAGGTGTTTTGGGGTAAACAGCAACAACCGCAGCTTTGACATTGAAAGTCAATAGCTTAGACGCACTACAAAAAGCCGTGATGTTTGTTTGAGACTCACAAGATAGTAAGTTTTTCTTACTTGCAAGGATTGATTAAACGATTTTCATGAAATGATCAATGACTGCTTTGGCATCATCAAAGCCCTTGCAAATTTCAGCCATCCAACCCTGACGGCGAAAGAAAGCAATCCATTCCAATTGTTCCGGTGTGGGCTTCCCTTTCGCGGCCTTTAGCTCTAAGGCTAGGTTCTTACCTGCGTGAAAGATAACCAGGTCCGGAAAGCCAGCTTTGATACCCAATATCTTGATTTTGAACATCTGGAAGGTGGTACGCTTTCCTTCATTAGGCGGGTGATAGAAGACCGCCTGCGGGTACTGTGCCCTGAGGTAATTGCAGACCTGAATCTGCACGTGGTCCTCGGGGCCCAGATACTTTTCATAGGGATTTCGCTTGGGGTACATGATTGATAGGAATGTTGATATTGAGGGCTGTGATCAAACTGATTAGTTCCGCTTTCACAATGTTACACTGGGTGAGCCTTCCTCTATCTGGATAGAAGTGCTCCTCATCTTTGGTTTGATTTTGCATGGATTTAGATTTAAGGATCAAACTAACGTTATATTATATACGTATTTAGTTTCTGAGCGATGAAAGGGGTTTTGCTGAATATTTTTTTATTTCATTTAAGCCGCTGACCGTTCTTCCGTAAGTCGCTTCGCCCGGAGTTGCCCGATGTAGACCCCCAGCCCTTGCCATAACTTTTCCACCTCTTCCAAATCGCCCGCCGCCATGATCTCCACCATGGCCAAAAGGTTAAAGGCTCCGGCGGTGTCCTTGTTTTTGACGTAGTCCATCAGGTACTGATTGATGTTGGCGAACTGCTCGCCGGCTTCGCTGATCGTTTCGATGAAAGCCTCATCCTTTTCGATTTCCTTCATCAAAAGCTGATTGGCTTTCTTTGCCTCGTTGAGGCGGCGTAAGAATTCTCCCTTCACCATCGTCTTATTTATCATCTCCATCCAAAGCACCATCTGGTGAAAGAGACTAGTGATCATAAAGCGGGTAAACGTTTGAGAGTCATTATCTTGGAAGTGTGACATAGTATCTTTTGAATTGAATACTGAGAATGATAACCTTTTGAGAAGGAAGTGATAGTTGTAGTAAGTGCTCTTTGAGTTTACTATGGTAAATTACTGCTTTAACCCTTGACCGCCTGTTTCATGAACTTTCAAGCAATTATTGATGCCATTCACCAAGCATGGTCGTTTGCCTGGCCCCCCATTAGTTTCATAGTCATTTCTCTTTTGATTATCTATTTTTTGAACCCTGTGATGGCACTCAACAGGTTTAGAGGGGTTTTACACCACTTGAGAACATTTGGTGCAAACTTCAAGGAGGCTCAGGAAGTATTGGAACCTTTTGGTCTTACTAAACTAATACCTCTGATTTCGGCGATTATATTCATTTTCATCTTGTATTTAATTAATGGTCCTTATCTGACGATCTGTAAGCAAATTCCGCCGCACCTTGGCTTCAGAGAAGGGGTACTTGTGGAAAGCCTGACCACCTTTCAAGAAAAAATCCAAATCATCCGGATGTATCCTCGGTGTGTTGACTTCAATCAAGCTTATTTTCTGGCGGTTGCAAAACTTTTACCGAAAGACTACGACCTGTACCATTTAGATAAAATTGCTTTTTATGAGAGAATGATTGGATTGATCAAATGTTTAATCCCCGTGACGGTCATTTTTTTAATCTACAACTGGAAATCAGTACTTCCATTTTGGAATAAGGTGCTAAGATTTGTATGCGTGATAATGACTTTGTCTTTGAGTTTGTACGGAGTAATAATTGCCCACAGATACCACAAGGAAATGCACCATAAGGTAGAGATAAACGCAATTCGAGATGTTCTGGCAGATAAACCCTGGTCATCAACTCCAGATCTTACATCTTATGAAAAATCAAAGTTTGTAGATCATACAAATGAGAGATGGTACATAGTTTACTTTATAGCTAGCGAAAGAATCGAGTGGTTTACAACGCATTGGCATTTTTAATATAGATTCCAGATTCCTCAACTTAATACCCTGATCTAGCAGAGATCAGGGTATTAAAACATATCACTGAACACTCCAGAAGGACTCGACCTGCTTCCACATATTTTCCAGCGTGTCGACCGCCTGCATCTCGGGCAGCTCTGCTAAATAATCCCGTTGGAGTGCCAGCATTTGCCCCATTGCTCCAAAGAAGGCTTGCTTGGTCTGCTGGAGCTGGGCGGGGTGCAAATCCTCTTCCTTTACCCCCGCCCGTCCCAGATACAGTTTCCACTGGTATTCCAGGTTATGTTCTGGGGATTCATCGGTAACTGCCAGCAACTTGAGCTTAGGGCTAAGGCCCGCATCCCGCACTGCAAGCAAGACTTTCCCCCGGGCATCCACTGGACCCTGAATAGAGCCTTCGATGATGCGGTGGAGGATGTCGCCGGTGAAGACTAATCCGGCTTTTTGAATAGCTGCTGTAAAAGCTGCCCCGTCTTTCTCCACGTCGATGGGAGAAAGGAAAGTGATTTGAACGTGGAAGTTCATGCGTTAGAAAAGTTGTGTTTTAATTGGTGGTTATTTCAAGACTTCCCGGATACTCAGATACTGCTTGGCCAGGGCTTTCATCCGGCTATCATCGCTAAACTGCTCGGCCGGCGTACTCAAGGGATCAACAATGCCGTTGGCTTGGGAGGACTTTAAGCCCAGCAGGTTAATGATGACGGGATCGGATCCTGAATCGCTAACCAGGTAGATAGCCGTTACCTGATTCTCCTGCCCGTCGCGGTCTACCCGTCCAATCAGCTGATCGTGTACTTTGGGTGACCAGTCCAGCTCGCCAATGACGACGGTCTTACAGCGGTGCTGTAATCCATCCAGACCCGCCCCCGATCGTAGGGAGATGATAAACAGGTTGGTTTCTCCGCTAACAAAGGCCTGCTTAGCTTTCTCTTTCTGAGGCCCAGATTCAGTACCCGTGTACATGACGGGATCAAAGTCAGCGAGTTCCTTCAGCCAGATGTCGTACACATCACGGTGCCAGCCAGCTAGGACTACGGGCTCCTCGTTTTCCAAGAGGATACGAACATATTGGGCGACGGAGCGGGCTTTCGAGATGCCGGTGGTGTAGCGAGCGAGCATGTCCAGCTCACGGGCGGCTTCGCCTTTTTCGATAAACGAGCCTTCCATCACCTTCATGGCAAGTTCCTTGGCTAGTTCCTCAGATTTCTTGACCTCAGCCTCGTCGTAACCTACCGTGTGGACTATCTTATTGATCGGCGGGAGTTCGCGTCCCACGTCGGCTCTGGTGCGTCGTAGCATGAGGAATCGCTCCCGTAGGTAACTACCCAATGCTTTTGGATCATTGACCTTTCGCTTCATACCGACAAGCGTGGTCCATTCCCGGTTGAATTCATCCCGATCACCGAGGCAACGCGGATTGATCAAATCGAGAATGTTGTAAATCTCATTCCCGTAGTTGTAGACCGGTGTAGCCGAAAGTCCCATACAGTAATCAACGTTCGAGGCCAGCGTACGGGCGGCGTTGTATTTAGCTGTACCATCAACCCGTAGCTCCTGACACTCATCAAAGATGACTGACTTAAACAGGCCTTTTCCGTAGACATCCACCCAGCCTGCCAGACAGGAGTACTTGAGAATATACACGTCCGCTGCGGGAAGGCTGTAGGGCTTGGTTCCCTGAATGATATGAGCCTTTAGATTCGTGAACTTTTCAATACCTTCCTCCTTCCACTGCTTCGGCATGTGGGTTTGTACAACGACGACGGCTGGAAGGGTATCGGGATGCAGAAACGAAAGAATGCCAGAGAGCGTCTTTCCGAGGCCCAGATCATCGCCTAGGAGCAATCGTTTTACTTTCAGGTAGGTCTCCTTTGCTTTCACCTGGTAATCGCGGGCGGTGAAGCCTCCCTTGAGTACCGTAACCGGCGGCTGATAGTCTGGCAGGTGAATGGCTTCCAGATCATTTACATCCTGCTCAAACCGAGCCTTCCCTTCGGCAATCCGCCGCTGCGTACTCACTGAGCAAAGCATTGGGTAGCGGGATAGGAACCATTCCAGATCGGCACATACTTCGGGCGTGGTAGCAAAGTAAAAGGGAGCCGTAGCGTAGGTAGGAATCCGGGTAAACAGGTGTTTGAGTTTAATGCAGACGTGCGGGTCTGCCCGGGTGATGGTGAATTGATTCTGCTCAGCGGCGTAGATAATCTCACCGTACGTTTTTACAGCCATGCCAGTCCCAGATTAACGATGTGAATGGGTTTGTGATTGACTTCCTTTAACCGAAGGGCTTTGTTAGTGACCAGAATGATCTCTCCGACCTTCTCATGCTGAGCGTAGCGTTCGAGCTGCTTATAGATAGCCTTGGGAGTACCCGCAATCTTTACCTCGATACCCGTGGGGCCTACCATGAAGTCGATGATATCGCCGGGGGCTAAGGTTACTTCCCGCTCATAGGCGATACCCGCCTTTTGGAAGGCCTCTTCCATCTGGCCCTGGAGTACCTTTTCATTGTGCAGATCAAAGCGGGTGATGCGTAATAGGTGCAGGAGTTGCATGGGCTTGTAGCGGGGATCAATTCGCCATTCGGGGCAGGTTCCTCTGCTTTCAACAACCCAGCCCGAATGACTCTTTTCGTTTTTACAGAGCACGCCGCTGTGGAACTTGCACTGACAGCACCATTTGCTGTCGAACATGGTTTGTTTTACTTCCATTTGTCAAGGTGGTCTTTAAGACCGTTACCGTGGATTTCGCAGTCGCCACATTTGAAAGTCCATCCGTGCCAGATGGCATAAGCCAATCCGACACAGAAGAGGGTGAAGATGATATACCGCATGGATAGGGATTAATTAGAGATACAGGACAATCCAGCGGTCAGGCTTCACCTGGATTGATACGATGGCTTTGAGAAACTCCCCCTCTTTCATTTCTACCCACAGCTCGCTAATGGAAGGGACTCGTTTTTCAAACACCCGTATACCCATCGGCTTTCGGGAAACACGAATCTTACTATACCGACATCCAAGGATTTTGATTAAGGCCTGCAAGTCGTTTACGAAAGCCTCTCCTTTGATTTTAGTCAGCAGTCGAAACATGCGTTCATTGCTGACCAGGTTGAGCTTTTGGGCTTCTCTGATGAAGTCCCGATACCCAGCCATGATAGGATCTTTGTAAGTCATGATCTTGGTTTTAAAAGTGATCGTCTTTCCTTTGGATCAAATGCAAAGCATGGGAAGGCCTCTTCTCCTTTGACCCAGACACTACAGATACCGTCCTGCATTTCGTACACGACTAGTTCTTTGAGTCCATCAAGCCGCTGGAGCGTGAGCGTGTAGCAGGTGTAGCCTTCGACGGGCCGCTTCTGCTTGGTGCGAACTATAGCAGTAATGAGATACACAGTCCCCGGCCCCTTCTTTCCCATGTTCACTAGATACCTGCCGGGCTCGGGGACTGGATGCCCTTCGCCGATATAGTAATACAGCTTTTTGGCTTCCCGCATGTTTAGTACGATTTACCGTGCTTTCTTTCCCGCGTAGCGTTGTAGGCCATCTTCATCCGAATGTGCCAGTCCAAATCCATTCCCTTAAAGCTTGCGTAGCTATAGCAGCAGGAAATCAGGCCCTGCAAACATTCCGAGATGTTATTTTTATTGTACTGCCACATGATGATGCTTATTGTGGACATGATAAACTCGGAGATGTTTTCGAATTCGGTCGGTGCATGAATGGCCGTAATATCATCCGAATCGATATAGTGACCGATGAGCGTATCCATGCAGCGAATGACCACATCGGCTAACTCATCCTCTACCGTGTCTTTAACGGAGACTTTAAACAACACGGGATCAAAATGTACATTCAAATCATTCATGAGCATTCGTCGCTCCTCATCTGGATGGACCTTAGTCATGGTCTTCCCAACCCGATCGGCTTCCAGGGCTTCAAACAGCTCCCCAATAGCCAGGGCAATGCATTGTTTGAGCGGTGGGACTTCATCCCAAAAACCATTGTTGCGATTAATTTGGTGGGCTTTTTTAGCAAGGCCAGTAAGTTCAGTAATCATTGTTTTAGGGGTGTTTGGTAATGATGATACGTTTATAAAGAATGGCTACTTTGTTTTCAGGGTCCGTGGGATGCTCAGCATACTCACAGACAATCCAGTAGGGCGGCGGATGAGGCCCATAGCCTCTTGGGTAAGCGTTTACGTCCCTTTTCCAGCGTTTGCCGATGGTAGTACCGGTGGGAATGGAACAGGAGTATTCGGGCAGCCCATCAAATTCCCTTTGGGTGAGTCGGATAACAGGCCAATCTTTCATAGATTTGGCATCTCCCGGATTTGAAGTGAAGCGGGCCACTCTTCCATGTTGCCGCCGTGCCGATCCTTTAACTTGAGCTGTTTAGCCAGGTGCGTTCCGAGTTGCTTGACGAAAACTGGAACTCCGGCCGCCATGCAATCATGGACAATACGGGTAATCCAGGTTAATTCACAGGGCCGGTACTGATACTTTCCGTTTTCGTTCCCTGACTCTCCGCCGACGATTACCCAGTCAATGTATTTGCCTACTGTTGCTTTAGCCTGCCAGTTAAGCAGTAACAATTCGGCCTCATCCAGATCAACCAGACCATGAAGGGGTTCCAGAGAAAGGAAGTAAAGTTTTGAGGGTACTGCTAGTAAATCCCAAGCCCGGTTAATGGATTGTTGAGAGCCAATAGAAGTGCCTAACCAGACATTTTTAGGAGCGTTGCCGTTTATCCAATGGCGTAGCATCAATTCCGCAAAGACAGCATTATTGTCAATGGCTAGTTTCAAAGCCTGTTCAAGACATCCCCATATTCGTTCCGGTCTTTTTGTAAGGATTTGAAACGTATGCTGCGGGCACTGAGCTATGATTTGAAAGGCCTCCCAGCGGTAAGTATCAATATCCGGATGAAAGAAGTCCGTCAGCGACGAAGTAAAAATCAGGGACGGTTCTTTCAAGCGTAACGGCAGGTTAAAAACCGATTTGGTACGAACGACTTCTTTGGGCTGGTACCGGGTCTCATTGAAGCTATCCCGGTACATGTAACAGTACTTGCAATCCTCATCTACTTTCGTACAACCTCTGGCCACGTTCCAGGTGGCATGTGTCCATTGTATTTTCGAATTATTTGCCATTTATTTTTTCGCTAAACGATTGATGGAAATCCGGAAGAGTCCGGCAATACTGGTATTCGGGATATTGGAAGGGCTGATACAAAACCATTTGCTCATCGTTGGCCGTTTTGTTGATGATCAGCCGAATCACCCGGTAGGGTATGCCCGTTTTCTTATGGTACCATAGGGAATCGGGCGTTGGAGTTGACTCGCCCATTTTAAAAAAGTGAGGGTTGGAACGATCCATCTTGGTAGTAAGGAACGAAAGGCAGATCAGCCCTAGGCTCCTCACCCGTCCACTTCTCCGGGAACACCTTGTTAGTCCAGCAATCCCGGATATAAGCCAGCTCCTCCGCGTTGATGAAATTCACGTCCGGAAGATCCAGCGGTTTACTTCGGTTGATCTCCTCCTGAATCGAAAGGATCTGATTACAGAAGTATTCACGGGATTCGATCGCTAGTGGGCCCATCCGGTTCTGATTCTTAGAAAGGCTTCCATCCTTCCGGGCCTCGCCACCGGGCTTGCGTAGTCGGTGCTGAGGTAGCCGCATTTCCTCGTAAATGGATCGAAGACCAGCCAGGGGTTTCAGAAACTCGTACTTAGGCATTTCAAGTATCGCGTTCAGAGCCGTATCCTTTGAAGCGAGCGGGCAACCGACGCACCCCGTCCGGGCGTTGATTTCCTCAGCCTCATCCCCTCCGTAGGCGTCAGCCAGCAGCTGCGTTTTCCAGCCTTCTTTCGGAGCGAATATTTTCAGCCAATCCCATACCGTACAAACTCGCCAGTGAAGTAGTGGGGCCAATTTGTCTACGCCAGAGATATCCTGCTGAAACCAACCCTGTCCGCATTCAGCTCCGTTCTTTCCGCAACTCATGGCAATTCGTCCGTCCCTGATCGCTGATTCACCTTGCCGGACGCCGGTCATCAAAAGCACCCCACCATCGTGGGCCTTGGCCAGCTCGTTGACCTTTTCCTGCATCGGCTCCAGTTTGATCTGACGGGTACACCAGCGAAGGGTATTGTTGTTTGGGGGCGGTACACCTCGACCGAGTATGTAAGGCAGAAACCGACGTTCAACGGGAGCCATCACGATTTCCACGTCAATTCCACGGCTTTTCATCTGCTCGATGAGGAAAAACACCGAATACTGAAGCGGAGGTAATTCCATACGAGTATCGGCGTACAAAACTGTGATAGTTTCAGGAGCCTTCACCTGCCCGCTATTGATCAGCGAAAGGGCCAGGGTTACAAGCGTTGTTGAATCCTTTCCACCGGACCAAGTAAATACCCAGTGGGGCCGCTCGATTCCGTACGTATTCAGCGACCGTACCGTCAGATCAACGCAACCATCGAAGTCGATTCGCTGATTTTCCCAGATTGAAGTTTGCTTTCTCACGCCGCACCCCCTTCCATCACTTCAACTCCCAGCATATCAAACAGCGTGGGCACGGAACGTTTGTATTCAGCTTCCCGGCAGTATTTGACTCCATCCGCGAAGTACTCCGGATTTAGCTCACAGGCGTAGCCTCTACGGCCCAGGTTGATCGCTGAATACGGAACACTCATCAGACCTCCGAAGGGATCGTAGACCAGCTCTCCGGGGTTGGTATAACGGCGAATCACCCGCTCGACAATATCCAGCTGAAAGGGACAG